CTTCAATATTGGAGATAGAGTAATTCACACATCATCTTCTCCTGCAGGTGGTCTTGTTGATGAGAAAATGTATTATGTTCTTCCATATAATGAAACAAAGATTAGGCTTGTTGAAAATTACTTCGAGCTCTCATCTCAAGAACCAAAGTATGTCAATATCACAAGTTCTGGTGATGGTACTCTTTCCAAAATCAATCCACAAGTAAAGTCAAATAGAAACATCAAACTTAAATTTGATCTTTCTGATTCATCGCTGTCCTTCGTCAATAACAGCACCAGATATTCTGCTTTTGATTTTGCTCTTTATAGTGATAAAGAGTATAACAACAATTATCTGACTTCTGGCAATTCAAGCACCTTTGAAGTATCTTCCAGTGGAAAAATTGGAATTGATACTTCTGCAAATTTGACATTGAATATTTCTGACAATGTTCCTACAAATCTCTATTATAAGTTCACCCCAACTAATTTGGACATAGTTCCAGATGATCAGAAGGGCATTTCAATTGATGATACAATTTCAAACTTTAATGAAATTGAAGTAGTCAAAACTGCGTATGATGGAAACTATCAAATTGTTGGACTTGGTACAACTACTTTCTCATATAATGTGCCAGTGGCTCCGGAGGCAACTCTTTATAATACAACCAATTCCAATATCTCATATGAAACCAGTTCTACCAGTGCAAGTGGTTCTATTACACAGTTAAAGATTTATGATGGTGGAAGGGATTATAGAACTCTTCCTGGAATTACCTCTGTAATTAGTGGAGTTGGTAGTGGTGCCATACTTGAGGCACAATCCACTTCTGTTGGTAGAATCCTCACAACCAAATTCAATGATATTGGATTTGATTATCCATCAGACACCACTTTAAGAGTAACTGCAAACATTCCAGAGAATTTAAAAGTAGATCCACTCACCTCATTTGAGAGCATTGGTATTTCATCTGGTGGAAAAAATTATCTTGTAGCACCTGATCTTATTGTTATTGATGGTTTTACAGGAAATGTTGTTGAAGATGTTGATCTAAAATATTCTCTTGGTGATACCAGTGTAAGAATACTGAAAAATACTCAGGGAATTTATAATACAACACCAACAATTCTCCCAGTAAAAAATAGCAATGGTGTTGGAATTTCTTCACTGACCTATGATTCTGCTACAAAGGTAGTCAGATTGTATTTGAATACCCAATTCAGCAATGCAGAAGATTTCCCATTTGCTGTTGGTGAAAATATTATGGTTGAGAATATCAGTGTTGGTGGTATTGGAACAACTGGTAAAGGATACAATTCTAAAAACTATGGTTATACCCTATTCCCAGTTACTGCAGCAGATAGTCAATTAGGGGGATCTGGTGCTTATGTTGAATATAGCCTTGATCCATACATTCAAGATGGGAGTTCACCTGGTTCTGTTGATGGGTCAAATTCTGCAGGAAGAGCAATCCCACAAAACCATTTCCCAATCTTTGACATTAAACTAAAGAAAAATGATTTCTTTGTTGGTGAGAGAGTAACCAATGGAACTAAAGTTGGCGTAGTTGGAAGATGGGATCCTCTTAGTGAATACGTCATTGTTTCTACAGACAAAGAGTTCACTGTTGGAACAAAGATTATTGGACAGAGTTCTGGGGCACAGGCAACAATTAAGTCCAAATTGAACTTCAGTTCAGAAGTTATCACTGGAGCAGGAGCAACAGTCATTGATGGATGGCAGAGTAATTCTGGATTCCTGAATGATAATCTCCAGAGACTCCCAAATAATGAATACTATCAAACTTTATCGTACTCATTGAAGTCAAGTATCCCTTATGGCACTTGGGATGATGCAGTAAGTTCCATGAACCACACTGCTGGATTTGCAAAATTTGCAGATTATGTGGCAGAGAGTAAAGAAGATACTCCAGAAGGAATTGTTCAGACACAAGATTCTGGAGTTGATATTACTGTAGATATTATTGGAACAGGCAAATTAAATTGTGTCTATGATTTTGACTATGCTACTGAAAAAACTATCAATGTTGATGGAATCATAACATCTACAGAAGTTATTTTTGAAAATGGCGTATTTGTTGATTACTTCGAATCCTTTGGAAACAGAGTTTTAAGCATTGATGATATTAGTGGACAATTTAACAGCAATGAGAGAGAAACTCGATACACTGCAATTGCTGATTTCTCAGATCATGTGAAATACACAAAGATATTCAATTTTGTACAAGATATAAATCTTCAGGGAGAAAGAAAAGCAGCAATTATATCTGTTCTCCAGCATGATGAGATTGGTTATATTCAAGAGTATGCAACTATTGAAACTGGAGCAGAACTTGGATACTATGATTATCAAGCAACATCTGATGGATTCAATATCAACTTCTATCCAAATGATTATGAATTTACAAGATATGCATTGTCATCAGTATCATTTGATGCAATAAACAATGTTACTGGTGTTGGTTCAACTAACATTGGAACAATTTCGCTCATAAATTCATATCAAACAAATGTTGCTGCTGCCACAACCACAACAATTGTTTCTATCTCATCAACATACAGAGCATCTAAGGCTCTGATCATGCTTGAAAATGATGAGCAGCAATTCACTGCATCTGAATTGAACATCCTCCATGATGGAACAGATGTCTATATGACAGAGTTTGGTGATCTTAGTGTGAGTTTGACTCCAGATTTTACTGGATTTGGAACCTTCCATTCATATATTGATGGTTCTCAAATCAAAGTTGATTTCATTCCAAGTGTTGGAGTAGCACTAACTGCCAATTCTAATGTTGTTTCCATTGCTAACTCAGAAGCAACTGGAATTGGATCTGTAAGATTGGATGTTTGTGATGTAACCTCACATTATGCTTCTATTGCTGCATCTGGATCCCCAACAGCAGTAAATGTTGCTTCTTATCATGATCCAATCTTAAGTTCATATAATCTTGTTTCTGTTGAAGATTTGACAAATAACGAGTATGAAATGTTTGAAGCAATCCTTCTAACAGGAATTACTGATGAAAATGAAGCAGTATTTGTTGAATTTGCAAATATGTCTTCTGGTGCAGGTTTGGGTACTGTTGGATTCAGCACTGATAGTGGAAATCACCTCACATTTACTCCAGAACCAAATATTGATGTTGAGGTAAGAACCTATTCTATGGGAATGTTGGTTTATGATGCTAATCTACTTCCAACAGGAATTGGATTCACAAATACTGAACTAACAACTCATGCAAGAGAATATAGAGGAACCAGACTTGAATTGGCAACCTCATTTGGTCTTAAGCATAATGGACTGGAGATCTTTAGAAGATCTTTCGATGGAAATAGCACATCTATTGTTGATCTGACTGGAAACTTTGTTAGAATTCCTGATCACTTCTTTGTTACTGGTGAAAAGGTAACTTATCAGTATTCAGGAACAGGAACAGAAAATGCAATTGGTATTGCAACAACTACTGTTCCAGGAATTGGATCTACTGATAAACTTCCAACAGAACTTTATATTGTTAAAAACAGTGATGTAAATCTGAGATTTGCAGCAACTGCTGAGGATGCTTTGGCATCTGTTCCTAATACATTTGATATTACAACTGTTGGTATTGGAACTTCTCACCACATTAGGTCATCAAATCCAAATCCAAGAGTGATGATTGCTATTGATAATATCATCCAATCTCCAATCATTTCTGCTGGTGTAACTCACTCTTTGGCAGATAATATTGTCTTTGACACTAATTTTGAATTGAGCGGAATATCTTCCATATTTGCTGATGATTTGATAAAAATAGAAGATGAATATATGCTGGTTCTTGGTGTTGGAGTTGGAGGTGCCAATAATGTCACTGTTAGAAGAGCACAAATGGGTTCTCAAGCAGTAAGACATAATATTGGAACCTTAGTTACCAAGATCTCTGGTAATTACAATATTGAAGAAAACACACTTCACTTTACCAGTCCTCCTTATGGAAATACTCCAATTGGAACTACAAGTGGTGATCCTGATAACAGAGATTGGACAGGAATTACTACAAGTTCCACCTTCCAAGGAAGATCTTTCATGAGATCCGCAGCAGTTGGATCTACAACAGATACTTATGGTAAAAATTATGTCTTTGATGACATCTCAAGAGATTTCACTGGAATCAGTAGTCAGTTTACCTTAAGTTCTGATAAAAATAATGTTGCAGGATTCTCTACAGATAATGCTATTGTTTTGATCAATGGAATATTCCAACTCCCACAAGGAGAACAACCAACCAGTGTTCAGAGAGGTGACTACGACTTGGAGGAGGGTTCAGTAACTGGTATTACAACAATTACCTTTACTGGAAATTCAGAACTGCCTTTTGGATATGATCCAAACAGAACAGCATATCCAACTGGTGGACAAATTGTTAGTGTTGGTTCAACAGAAGGATTTGGATATCAACCTCTTGTTTCTGCTGGTGGAACTGCTGTTGTTTCTGGTCTTGGGACAATATCATCCATTAGCATTGGAAACAGTGGATCTGGATATAGAGTAGGAATTCAAACAGTTGTCAATGTAGGGGTTCAAACTTACAGTTCAGGAACACCAAATATTGAATTTATTGGAACTGCTGCTATTAGTGGTGGTCATATTGTAAGTATTGCCATCACAAATCCTGGAGCTGGATATACCAGCACTAATCCACCAGAAGTAGTGATTGATTCTCCTCTTCCATATTCAAATATTCCTTTGGTCTATAGTTCTGATTCATTGACTGGTTCTGGTCAGAGTGCAACTGTGGATATCACTGTGGGACAAGGTTCGAGTGTTATTAACTTTGAATTTAACAATTATGGATTTGGGTATGGACCTGATGAAATTTTGACAGTGAATATTGGTGGTGTGAGCGGTATTCCAACTGATACAACTAAAACATTTAATGAATTCCAAATTACTATTGATAGAACTTTCAGTGATCAGTTCACTGGTTGGAATATTGGACAACTGCAAGTTATTGATGCTCTTGATAATGAGTTTGATGGATTGCAAAATACCTTTGCCATGAAGATTAATGGTGAACCATTCTCAGCCAAAACCAGAAAAGGTTCAAATGTTGATCTTGTACAAACCTTGATAGTATTCATTAATGATGTCCTTCAAGAACCCAATCTTTCATATACATTTAAAGGTGGTAGTTTAATTAACTTTAATGAGGCACCAAAGGAAGGTGACATTTCTAAAATTCTTTTCTACAAAGGAACTGATGGTTTAGATGTTCAGTTTGTTGATATTATTGAATCTTTAAAAGTTGGTGATGATATTGAATTAAACTATGACCCAGATCAAAATCAATCTCCTGCTCTTGATCAAGATCCAAGGATCATAACTGGAATCAATACAGTTGATAGTGTAACAACAAACCCATACATTACTCCTGGTATTACTACCGACAGATCACTCTCAAGACCTGTCATCTGGTGTAAGCAAACAGTTGATAGAATTATTGATGGTCAAAAAGTTGGTAAAGATAGACCTCAATATGAACCACAAATTTATCCATCTTCCTATATTTTGAAATCTGTTGGAACCAGTACTGATAGAATCTATGTTGATACTGTAAGACCACTATATGATGCTAATAATGAGGCAACCATCAGATCATTCCAAGATGTCATTACAATTGTTTCACAAGACAATATTGTAGGTGCATCAGCAACTGCCATTGTTTCTGGTTTGGGTACTATTTCATCTCTGACAATAACAAATCCTGGTATTGGATATACAGTTGCTCCACAAGTAACTATTGCTAATCCTGTTGGACTTGATACAACATCAAGAGCTAGTGTTACTTCCACTATAAGTGGCGTTGGAACTGTTGCCACATTGACAGTATCATCTCCAGGAACTGGTTACACTTCATCAAATCCACCAATCGTTCTGATTGAAACTCCAAATGTCATTAGAGAGAAGGCAAATGTCACTTCATACACTGGTGATGATGGAATTGTAGTTGGAGTTGGAACAACCGTCTCTGGATCGCAAGATCAATTCTTCTTTGATCTCTTCATTCCTATGCATTCCCCATTAAGAAATGCAAGTGTTGTTGGAACTGCTATTACAATTAGTGGAATATCTACTTCTGAGTATCTGGTAATAAGTGATACAGACATTTCAATTGGAAGCACATTTGCATCTCAAGATGTAGATGGCAATTCAGTTGGTGTTGGAACAACATTTATTGATTGTGTTTACCAGGTTGCTGGTTTTGAAAATAGACAAATGACAGTTGCTGGTGTTTCTACTGTTGGTAGAAGAATTTTTGTCAATGTGGATACTGTTGGAACTGGAATTGGAACTACAACTGCACCAAATATGGGCAACTATAGTTGGGGTAAGATTGTTCTTGATGTAAGAACAGAGTCAAATGATTTTAACTTCTATGGTGATTCTGGGGTTACTGGAATTACAACATCTGCTATAGTTTCCAGATTCAATTCATTGAAGTTCAAAAACTATATTGTATAACACACTAAATACATAAAGAAAAAAATACCATTTAAAAATGGCAGCTATAATTACTGACCAACTTCGTATTTTGAATGCAAAGAATTTTGTGGCTGGAGTACAATCCAGCTCAAATTCTTATTACACATTCATTGGAATCCCAAATGCTACGGATTACCAATCTACATGGGACACCACACCCCCATCACCAATTGATAATATTCAAGAGGTGAACAATAAGTATTGGGACACAATGTTGGCGCTGAAAAAAATAGCACCAAGTGATGTGAGTCAAGTTGTATTGAAAAGATCCTGGACATCAGGAACCACATATGATATGTGGAGAAATGACATTAGTAGAAATAATGCATCACAACCTTCTGGTGTCTTTGACATATATGATGCAAATTATTATGTAATGAATTCTGACTACAGAGTTTATATTTGTCTCTATAACAATGCCACTCCAGAAAATAATTTTCAGGGTGGACCCTCACTTGATGAACCAACATTTACTGATTTAGAACCAAGAGCTGCTGGTTCCAGTGGTGATGGTTACATTTGGAAATATCTTTATACAATTAGTCCATCACAAGCTATCAAGTTTGATTCAACAGATTATATTCCTGTTCCATCTGATTGGGAAACCAACTCAAATTATACTGCTGTAAGAACTAATGCATCTATCAGTGGTCAGTTGAAGGTTATCACCATTAGAGATCGTGGTGTTGCTCTTGGGACTGCAAATCAAACATACACTGGTGTTCCTATACTGGGAGATGGTGAGGGAGCAGAGGCAACAATTGTAATTAATAATGATTCTCAAGTTCAAAGTATTACAGTTTCAAATGGTGGTAGTGGATATACTTTTGGAACAGTAGATTTGGTTGCTGGTGGAGTTCCTACAGGAACAACTGCACCAGTATTTAATGTCATCATTCCTCCTCCTGGTGGACATGGTGCTGACATTTATAGAGAACTTGGTGCATATAATGTTTTAACCTATTCCAGATTTGAAAATGATACTGAGAATCCTGATTTTGTTACAGGAAACCAATTTGCTGCTGTTGGATTGATTGAAAATCCAAAAGCATATGGATCCACTACAAATCTTTCTCTGGACAAAGCAAGTGCTGTTTATGCACTCAAATTGACTGGAGCAGGATACAGCAGTGTTACTTTCAACCCAGACCAATACATCACTCAAACTGTAGGTGTTGGATCTACTGCTATTGGAAGAGTAGTTTCTTATGATCAAACAACTGGTGTCTTGAAGTACTGGCAAGACAATGCTAATGCTGGATTCAACTATAATGGATCTCAGAATACTGCTCCAGAGTATGGTTTTAGAGTAAACAGATTTACTGCTGATATCAATTCTGGAGGAAGTTTCACTATTGTTGGTGGAAGTTCAAACTTGGCAATTCAAACAAGTTTCCAAGGCATTTCGACAGTAATAAATAGTAGGACATACTATCTGGGTCAAAACTTCACTAAAGGTGTTGCCCAACCTGAATCAGAAAAATATTCTGGTAACATGCTTTATGTTGACAATAGACCTTCCGTAACAAGGTCCTCATCACAGAAAGAAGACGTAAAAATCATCTTGCAATTCTAAAGAATTATGCCACAGGAAACTAACCTCAACGTTGCTCCTTATTTTGACGATTTTGACCCGCAGAGCAATTACTATAAAGTACTTTTCAAACCTGGATTTCCTGTTCAGGCAAGAGAATTAACTACTTTACAGTCAATTCTTCAAAATCAGATTGAAGATGTAGGCAATCATCTCTTTAAAGAGGGCGCTCAGGTAATTCCTGGTGGTGTCACATACTTAAATCCATTCTATGCTATCCAAGTTGAACCAGAATTCCTTGGAATTCCTGTTTCGCTTTACTTGGATCAGTTGATTGGTAAGCAAATTACAGGAGAAACTTCTGGAATCACTGCAAAAGTAGTCACATATATCACAGATCAGCAGTCCGAAAGGGGAAATTATACAATTTATCTTGAATATTTTGATTCAAGTACTTCAGATTTAGCAACTAATCAGTTTTTGGACAATGAAGTCCTTCTGATTAATGAAAGTATCACCTTCGCAACCACTTTTATTAGTGCTGGGGAGGGTTTTGCCAGAACAATCTCAACAAATGCTGCTGCAAAAGCATCAGGATTTGCAATAAATGATGGAATTTACTTCCTTAGAGGTTATTTTGTTGATGTGAGGAGTCAACTTCTCATTTTAGACCAATATGGAGACACTCCTAGCTATAGAATTGGTCTAACTATTGATGAGCAGATTATTTCTTCAGATGTAGATTCATCTTTGAATGATAATGCTCAAGGATTTAACAATTTTGCTGCTCCTGGTGCTGATAGATTAAAAATCACCACCACTTTGAGCAAAAAACTGCCAGATGACATAAATGATCAAAATTTTGTCCAATTGGCAGATGTAAAAAATGGTGTTTTAAGAGATCTTGTAGATAAAACTGATTATAATCTTCTTGGACAAGAATTAGCAAGAAGAACTTTTGATGAATCTGGACATTATTACATCAAAGAGTTTGTTACCACTGTTAGGGAGAGCCTTAACAATGGATATGGCAACAGAGGAGTATATAATTCAAATCAAACCACAGAAGCTGGAAATGCTCCAAATGATGATTTAGCAATTTATAAAATTTCTCCAGGAAGAGCATACGTTAGAGGATATGAAGTCAAAAAAAGAGCAACTTCATTCCTTGATGTACCAAAACCAAGATCTACTAACCTTTTAGAGGGTCAGGCAGTCAATTTTGGATTTGGTCCGACATTTACTTGCAATAGGGTTTATGGATCTGCAACAATTGGGTTCAATACATCAAATACTCTAAGTTTAAGAGATCAGAGAGTAGGTGATACTCAGACAACAGCACCTGGAAATGAAATTGGTGTTGCCAGAATCTATGATTTTGCTTTAGAATCAGGATCTTATGACACAACCACACCAGATCTCAATCAATGGGATCTCTCTCTGTTTGATATTCAAACATATACAGATCTGACTGTAAATGAAAATGTAACTTTATCAACTCCAACCTTTATTCAAGGTCAATCCAGTGGAGCAAGTGCATTTTTGAGATATGATGTCAGTGCAGGCACTGCTGTAACTGCATATGATGTTCAAGGAGATTTCTTCATTGGAGAAAGGTTACTTTTCAATGGTGTAAGTACAAACGCCAGAACAATAACTGATATTACCAACTATGAAGCATCTGATGTTAAGTCAGTTTATGGTATTGTAGGTTCTGGATCCACTTTCACTGCAGATTTGATTCAATATCCAAAAACTGTCATTGGTATTGCGTCAATCACAGCTCACAATAGTGGAGTTTCAACAGTAACAACACCTTCCATTGCATTCCCTGGAATTGTAACCACTGGAGCACTTGTTCAGTATTCTGTTGCTACCAACAGTGTCCCATCTTTGGCAAGAGTCACTCAAGTCAATACAAATTCACTGACAATTGTTGGAGTTACTACTGTAACCTCATTTAGAGAGGGAGGTTTGCCAACAACAACCACAGAAGTCACTGACTTCACTGTTGTTGAGTCAAAATTCCAAAATACCAGAGGAAGTGGAAATAGCGCTTCTAATAATACTCTTTATAGCAGGCTTCCAAAGAATAATATTGAGTCAGTTGATTTAACTAGCTCAAATTTAGTAATTAGAAAGCAATTTAGCACAACTATTACTGATAATTCAACTTCAACTCTGTCTGCAGGCACAAATGAAGTATTTTTGCCATTTGATGAGGAGAGATATGTTGTTATTCGTTCTGATGGCAGCACAGAAGCTCTAACATCAGATAAGTTAGATTTCTCAGCAGGATCTACTCAATTAACCATCAATGGTTTGGGTACTAATGATTCTGATACTACAGTTATTGCTACTCTGAGAAAGTCAAAAATTACTTCAAAAACTAAGAGAAAGTACATTGCTAATAGTTTAGTAATTGACAAATCATCTAATTCAGCATCTGGTGTTGGCGGAACAACTTTGAATGATGGTCTTACATATGGAGATTATCCATTTGGAACCAGAGTTCAAGACCCAGTAATTTCTTTAAATGTTCCCGATGTAATCAAAATTCATGGTATTTTTGAATCTAATGATACCTCTGATGCTGTTGCACCTTCTATGACAACAGGATCACTTGATGGTCCTACAGCAACAACTAATGATCTTATTATTGGTGAAGAAATTTATGGAACTATCAGTGGGGCAAGGGCAACCTATATTGTCAGAGTAAATGACACTAATATCAGATTTGCCTATAAGAACAACACTGTATTCCAAAATGGTGAGGTTATCAATTTCACAAGTTCAGGAGTAAGTGCAGTTGCCAATAGTATCAACATTGGCAGTAAGAATGTAACTGGAGATTATACTCTTGTAAATGGTCAAAAGAATACCATTTATGATTTCTCCAGAATTGTTAAAAAACCAAATTCTACCACACCTTCCAAACAACTGATTGTTTATTTTGACAATGCCTACTATGAATCTGCTGATAGTGGAGATATCACTATTGTAAATTCATATGATGATTTTGATTACAATACTGAAATTTCTTCAATCAATGATGTAAGAAATACTGATTTGATTGATGCAAGACCAAGAGTAAGTGACTATACAGTAACTGCAGGGTCAAGATCACCACTTGAATTTTATGGAAGAATATTTACAAGTGGTCAGCACAGTTCTAAAGAAGTTCTTGCATCTGATGAATCAGTAACAATCTCTTACAATTACTATCTGCCAAGAGTTGATAGAGTGTTCATCGATAAAGATGGTAAATTTACTGTCAAGTACGGTGTTCCAGCAGATCTTCCTCAACTTCCAGAAGCAATTGATGGTGCATTGAATATTGCTAATGTATATCTTCCTGCATATCTTTACAACGTATCAGATGCAAAGGTAGATTTTATTGAGCATAAGAGATATCAAATGTCAGATATCTCTAAACTTGAGCAAAGAATCAAGAATCTTGAGTACTATACTTCTCTTAATCAGATTGAATCTGATACACTGAGTTTGTTTGTTCCAGATGCTAATGGTTTGAACAGATTCAAATCTGGTATCTATGTTGACAATTTCTCCACAACAGAACCACAAGATTCTGGTGTAGGTATAAGAAATAGTATTGACACTAAGAAGAGAGTTCTGAGACCTTCTCACTATACTACAGCAGTCAATTTGAATATTGGCAACACCACTATTGCTGGTGTTGGAACTACCACAGCAGCAAATCAAGATGCCAGATATGCTGATATTCTTGGAACAAACATCAAGAGAACAAATCAAGTAGTTACTCTTGACTACAATGAGGTTGAATGGTTAGATCAACCATTTGCTACAAGATCTGAGAGTGTAACTCCTTTCCTTGTCACATTCTATCAGGGATCTATTGCACTTGATCCAACTGTTGATGTTTGGATTGATGTCAATAGAATGGAAGTTAGAGATGTTCTCCAAGAGGGTTCATTCAATGCTGTTGCTGATGCAATGAGAGTTGAGACCATTGATGAAGTTGATGGTCTTAGACAGGGTGTAAGTCCAATTATCTGGAATTCTTGGGAAACAACTGGTGTTGATGTAAACTTTAGCCTTGGAATGAATGCAAGTGCAAGTGGAACAACAGTTAATGTTGGTGTCAATGGTAGTGTTGGAGTTAATCTTAACCAACAGAGAAGAGGCACACAAAACACTGTAACTGAGGTTATTGATACTGAATCTCTTGGTGACAGAATTGTTAGTAGAAATATCATTCACTTCATGAGAACTCGTAACATTGAGTTCACTGCAACCAGAATGAAACCATTCACCAGAGTGTATTCATTCTTTGATAATGTTGATGTCAATCCATTCTGCCTCAGCAAATTAGTTGAAATTGAAATGGTTTCAGGAACCTTTACAGTTGGTGAAAATGTTGTAGGTAGAATGAGTGATGCACAAGAGCAACTGATTGGATCTGGTGCTCCTTCTATCAACTTTAGAGTTGCAACAGCAAACCACAAGTATGGTCCATATAACAACCCTGAAGATGTATTTGATTCTAATCCATATGACAGAAATAATGCACTTCCAGCAACCTATTCAGAATCATCAACCATTCTGAACATTGATACTTTCTCACTGTCTCAGGAAGCATGGCCAGAGTATTCTGGATATCTTGCAACTGGAATGACTCTGAGAGGTCTCAGCAGTGGTGCAGAAGCAAAGGTAACTAATGTAAGATTGGTTACAGATAGAGTTGGAACATTGATTGGATCATATAGAGTTCCTGATCCTACCAATACAGCATTCCCCATATTTGAAACTGGAAGAAATACATTCAGGCTCACCAGTAGTCCAATTGATACTGTCATTCAGGGTGAAGTCACCACTGAGGCAGTTGAGCAATTCTTCTCACAAGGAGATATTGACAATACTCAGGAAGTCACACTTTCATTGAGAAATGCAAGAGTATCCTTTGAGGAGTTTGTCCAGACCAGAACAATTGGCGATTCTGCAAGTGCAAGTGCAAGTGCTTCTGCAACTATTCAGATTCCTGCACCACCCCCAGCACCAAGAAGAGACCCACTGGCACAAACATTCTTTATTGATGATGACACTGGAATTTATGTAACCAGCGTAGATGTTTACTTCTCACAGAAAGATGATGTTCTTCCTGTCACTGTTCAACTTCGTGATGTATTGATTGGAACACCAACTCTAAACATTCTTCCATACTCTGAAGTAGAAGTTCCTGCAGCAAGCATTGTAACATCTTCAGATGCTACTGTACCAACAAGAATAACATTCGAATCTCCTGTTTACCTTGCAGGTGATAGAGAATATGCTCTTGTTCTCCTTTCAGATTCTACTGAATATAGAGTTTGGATCTCCAGACTTGGTGAAGCTGATATAAGAACTCTTGCAACAGAAGCAGGTCAGGTTCTTGTTTCTTCTCAGAATCTTCTTGGTTCACTCTTCAAGTCACAGAATGCTGCAGTTTGGACACCTAGCCAGTATGAAGATCTTAAGTTTACTCTTTACAGAGCAGATTTTGTTTCGCAAGGTTCAGTTCAATTCTTCAATCCACAACTGCCATTTGAATTGGAGGGAATTAGTGCAAATGGAATCAGCTTAACTCCAAGAAACATCAAAGTTGGTCTTGGAACAACCCTTCAAGATTCAGGATTAGTTCTTGGAAATACTATTCTCCAAGAGGGAACAGACGGAACTGGATCTTTGGTTGGTTATGCTGGATCAGCAACTGGAACTCTGACTGTAACAACAGCAGGTATTGGTTACACACCATCTGCTGGGTATTATAACTTCACTGGAGTGGCACTGACAAGTGTTACTGGAACTGGTCTCAATGCAACTGCTAACATTTCAATAAGCAATGGTGTTGCTATTGCAGCAACTATTGTTGATGGTGGAAAGGGATATGCTATTGGCGATGTCCTTACTCCAATCTCAGTTGGTAACCAATCTCTTGGTTCTGGAATGAGGCTTTCTGTTTCTGATACTTATGGAAACAATGAATTGATCATTACTGAAGTTCAAGGAAGATTTGGAACTGATTCTGGGGAATATCTCAAGTACACTAATAGCAGTGGAATCACCACAACTCTGAATTTCAGTGTTGGTGGAGACGTTGTTCCACAATCACCAATCAGAGTTGATAGTGATGGTCTTCACATGAAGATCTTCCAGAGAAATCATGGCATGTATTCAAATACCAATACAGTAACTCTGAAGAATGTTCAGTCAGACATTACACCAACAACTTTGAGTTCAGCATATAGCAATTCTTCAACAGGAGATATTTCTATTGCCAGCACTTCCAACTTTGGAACATTTGAAAATGTATCTGTTGCTTCTACAAATCCTGGATATGCTAAGATTGGTGGAGAAATTATCAGATATACTGGAGTTGGTGCAGGTTCTCTGACTGGAATTACAAGAGGAATTGATAATAGTTTGACTGAGAATCACTCTTCCAGTGACTTGGTATTTAAGTATGAGTTGGATGGTGTGTCCCTTAGAAGAATCAACACAACTCATAACCTCAATGAAGTAACTGTATCAAATCCAATCACTCTTGACTCTTATCATGTCAAGGTTGATGTTTCAGATACAGATAAGGGAACTGACAGATCTGTTGGAAATGTTGGTGGATTCCCAGAGCTGCACTTCAATACAAGTAAGACAGCTGGTGGACCTAATGTTAGAGGAACATACAACATCTCATTTGATCAAATTCGTCCAAATGTAAGAGTTACTACTCCAACAGGTGTAAGTGTAAACACATCAGTTAGAACTGTCACAGGTTCCAGTGTCAATGGCACTCAAGGATCCTTTGTTGATAAGGGATTTGTTCCCATCACTCTCAACCAAGATAATTATTTTGAGGCACCAAGGATAACTGCTTCAAATATCAATGAAACTACATATCTGTCTTCATTGCCTGCCAACAAGTCATTCACAATGAATATGAACTTTGGCACAATTGATTCCAGATTGAGTCCTGCTGTTGATCTCAACAATGCTGCTGTTATTTTCACAGCAAATAGAATCAATAGTCCAGTTACAAATTATGCAACAAACCTGCAAGTCAACACAGTTGATCAGGATCCAAACAGATTCTTCTATGTAACCAAGAACATTGTTCTTGAAAATCCTGCAACCTCACTTCAAGTTCTCCTTGATTCATATGTAACAACCTACAATGATGTTAGAGTGTTCTATGCATTGAATCAGGATACTGCAGTTGATGAGACAGTATTTGTTCCTTTCCCTGGATATGCAAATCTTGATCCTAATGGAATTGTGATTAATACTGCTAATAATGATGGAACACCTGATGAATTTACACCCAAATCTGATAATTATCAGGGCAATCCATCATTGAATCTGTTCAGAGAGTACAAGTTCACTGCTGATAGATTGGCACCATTTACATCATTCCGCATTAAGATCATTGGAACCTCCGTAAACTCTGCAATTGTACCACAGTTCAGAAATCTAAGAGCCATTGCTTTTGCTTGATATGTCATTAATACCAGTTGAAGGAAAAGACGGTTTTTTTAGAGATAGCAAAACAAATGCCATCATCAATAAAAACCGTCTTGAGTATCAATCCTATGTTAGCAATAGAGAGAAACTTCTTTCTGATAAAGAGAGGATTGTAAATTTAGAATCTGAAATGAATGACATAAAGAGTGATTTGGATGAAATCAAGTCACTCCTTAGAATGGTTATTCAGCGCTAAACATAAATAGAAAAAAATATTGTTATATAAATGGCACAGCCTTCAACCAGACAGGAACTGATTGACTACTGTAAGCGTCAATTGGGTGCTCCTGTCTTAGAAATCAATGTTGCTGATGAACAGATTAGTGATTTGGTTGATGATGCTGTTCAATATTTTCAGCAAAGACACTTTGATGGTGTTTCTCAGGTTTACTTAAAATATCAAATTACTCAAGAAGATATAGATAGAGGAAAAGCACGTCCAAACGTGGTTAGTGGTGGAACCAACGCTGGAATTGCTTCAACATCTGCAACTTCTTCTATTGGGGGTTCTGATGTAACTTTCACTTACTATGAGAATAGTAACTATTTGCAAGTTCCACCAGATATTATTGGTGTAACAAAAGTTTTCAAGTATGATGACGCACAATCAGTAAGTGTGTCTAATATGTTCAGTTTCAAATATCAACTCTTTTTGAATGATATTTACTACTGGGGACAAACTGATTTACTCAGTTACTCAATGGCAATGAGTTATCTGGAAACAACAGATTTCCTTTTGAACACTCATAAACAAATCAGATTCAATCAAAGACAAGACAGAATGTATCTTGATGTTGATTGGGCTAACTTGAGAGTGGGTGAATTTATCATTATTGATTGCTTCAGACAGATGGATGGTAATAGTTTCAACAGAGTTTGGAATGATCCATTCCTGAAGAAGTATCTAACTGCATTGATGAAGAAGCAGTGGGGACAAAATCTAATCAAGTTCCAAGGTGTAAAACTTCCTGGTGGTGTAGAACTGAATGGAAGACAGATTTATGATGATGGAGTAAAGGAATTAGAAGATATCAAAACACAAATGTCTTCAACTTATGAGTTGCCACCTCTTGATCTGATAGGATAAAAATATGCTCAACCCATTTTTTCAACAAGGTTCTCAAACAGAGCAAAGTTTAGTTCAAGATTTAATCAACGAACAGTTGAGAATGTATGGCGTTGAGGTATATTATCTTCCAAGAATCTATGCAAAGACAAATACCATAATTAGAGAAGTAATCCAATCAGAATTTACAAATGCATATCCTTTGGAAGCATATGTAGATAGTTATGAGGGATATGGTGGGCAAAGTACAATCTTATCCAAATTTGGAATTCAAGAACTTGATGATTTGACTCTGATTATCTCTCAGGAAAGATATAGTAATTATATTACACCACTTCTTGGAAATGTAAGTAATTCTGAACTTTCTACAAGACCTAAAGAAGGTGATTTGATTTATTTTCCATTAGGTGACAGATTATTTGAGATCAAATATGTTGAACATGAGCAACCATTCTATCAGTTACAGAAAAATTATGTTTATACATTGAGATGCTCACTCTTCAGATATGAAGATGAGGTTCTTGATACTGGTGTTGATGAAATTGATGATGAAATTGATCAACTTGGATATATTCAAACCCTCACTCTACTTGGAGCAGGTTCAACAGCAACTGGAATTACAACATTCTGCCCTTCTGGTGCTGTAAATCAAATTTATATCACCAATATGGGAAGTGGATACACTAAGCAACCCATCATTGGATTTTCATCAGCTCCTGCTGGAGGAATCACTGCTGTTGGAGTAGCATCAATCACTACATCATACATTGGTTGTAGTGGAATAAATGGTGGAAAAATTGCTTCCATCAATATAACAAATCCTGGATGTGGATATACTGAACCACCTTGGATTACAATCAGAGAAGGTGGAGGAACAGGAGCTGCTGCAACAGCAGGAATTGGCACAACAGGATCTATTGGCATTGTAACTATCACCAGTGGAGGATCTGGATATACAACAAATCCAAACATTACTTTTGCAGGTGGTGGCTCTGGTGTAGGATTTATTACAGCAAGAGGATTTGGTGAAATTAATTCTGCAGGTATAGTTACTGTTGCTTATATTACACATGCTGGACTTGGATATACCCAAGCACCAACTATCACATTTGATGCACCAACTGGTATTGGAACAACTGTGGGAGTTGGAACTTTCATCTTCAATGAGATTATTACAGGTCAAACTTCAGGCACAACTGCAAGAGTTAAAAAGTGGACTGCTTCCTCCAACTCTCTTGAAGTTTCTATTGTTGATGGAACATTTACACCTGGTGAAAAGATTCAAGGTCAAGATTCTGGAGCATTCTACATAGTGACCAATCAAAATACTGATGATCTTGTAGATGCATTTGCAGACAATGATACCTTTGAAACTGAGGGTGATGCAATACTTGATTTCTCAGAAACTAATCCATTTGGTATGCCCTGAACATTTTTGTTAAATAGTAAGTATAAAGTTGTACTATAAAAATGTTTGAGTATTTTTATAACGAGATCTTCAGATCTGTTATTATTGGGTTTGGAACCTTGTTTAACGGAATTGAAATCCAACATAAGGATTCTAATGATGATACATTCAGTATCATAAAAGTTCCTCTTGCATATGGTCCAACTCAAAAGTTTCTTGCAAGAATGCAACAAGAAGCAGATCTGAACAAACCAATTCAGATGACTCTTCCAAGAATGTCATTTGAAATGGTTGGATTGCAGTATGATCCATCTCGCAAATCTACTCAAACACAAACTATCATCAATCAAACGCCTGATGGTAGTGCATTAAAAAGGAACTACATGCCAGTTCCTTATAACATATCATTCCAACTTTCTATTATGACAAAGTTGAATGATGATATGCTTCAGATTATTGAACAGATACTTCCATATTTCCAACCTGCTTATAACCTTTCTATAAACTTCCTTGGAAACCTGAAAGAGAAAAGAGATATTCCTATTCAATTAGATTCCATTCAAATGGATGATGATTATGAAGGTAATTTTGATACAAGAAGAGCACTTATCTA